GGATTAACAGAAATCTTAGTCGCAGCAAAAGACGTTGCATTTGCGACTGTCCCCACGAATTCACGGTGGCGGACACGGACTCTACCATCAGATGAAAAACCAGAATAATTCAAACTGGCCATCTGTGTTCTCATTTGACGTCCTGTAGCAACAGGCGCCGATAAGGCCATCCCCTGACCTGGGATCGGTGCGTTAGACGCATTCCGACGGACACGAGGACGGGCCGCTCTAGCCTTTGGCGGAGCGGACTTAGCAACAGATTGAGTCGTATTCCTTTGGGTAGGTCGACTCTTACCTCCACGAGTAACATTTTGGTTCATGTATGGGATCCCTGCTGAACCTGCAGGGACTGTACATCTTCCCGAACTGCCAAGCTTGCGAGGCTACGGCAGCCCATCCGTGCAGTCTCTCGACATTTAGAGGGAAGATAATGACAACTGACAACTGGGTTCCAGTAACGGGTGTCTAAAGTGGGAGCTCTTTCGAGGATCATTAGGGCTTTTCATCCTATCTCACAATAAATCAGTGACCGCCTGCTCTACCAGGTTAAGTGTCAAGACCTTAGGTCATAGCTTAGAACTGCTAATGCCTAGCATCTCATTTAGTACGGAAATATTAAGAATCGTGGCGGTCAATACGCTAGCGAAGAATTGTCACTCCCGAGGGGACGGAACAACACTAACACGTACTGAGAGTACTCAGAATCCACCGTTTTGGACAGTTTACACGGGAAAACCCCATGGCTAAATTTAACGTCTTTCCAGGACCACCGGGTTACTCTGATCTTCAGTAATCCCGGACATGAACGCTGGTGGTTAGCCAGCTTACGCTAGATTCTATGGTCTCTTGAAGAAACAGACACGCAGAACGCGGTCTTAAAGTGTTCAAATAGACCCTCACGCCATTCAGCAGGCATGAATTGAACACGTCGGGCGTCGACAACACTTTCAGTTAAAATACTGTCACGTGCGGACCAAGGTACGGCGACCACATCCTGATGGACCTCCGGAATAAATCCTGTCAAGGGTTCCAAACAAGGATGGGGAGTACAACCATCGAGAATACTTCTATCAACAATATGTGTTGCAAGCAACCTAGGATATTTTAAAACCTGGGACTGAAACCCTTTTGGCTTATTTATTCCCATCCCCCCTAAAGAACAGGGGAGAAACATATCCCTCTGGAAAGTTACCATTTTGGACTTCCAGGATTTGTTATAGACACGCATTCTGACGGTCTGCTCCTTAAGCTCGTCCTTATGCAACGATATGTACTGCTTCAACATATCTCGTGGGTTTCTGAAACAACCCTTCAAAACTTCATTAGCACAGGATGCGACACCAGTTGTGGTATGGTGATCTTCTGCAACTTCCCTATTCTGAACTTTATGTTGACCAAAGAGAAGACCGACGTTAAGAAAGTCGATCCTACGGGTTTCGGAATTAACCCGTGTCAAATCAGAATGGCAGGCGACTGAGTTTATATTCAAATACTCATGATGTTCGTAGGCTTTTCCTACGGACATATCTAACCCAACTAAACCTGCGATACGACGATGCTCAGCAAAAGTTCCTGCTGGAGCACAATAAAGCATGTCATCACCATTAACAAGAACATGGTGCTCAAGATCTGAAATCGACCAATCTGGTTCGATTCGACCCATCACATGACAATAAACGCCATAATTCGCCAGGCATAAAATAGGAAAGGACAGTATGGAGCCCATAAGCTGTCCACGCGTCATTCTACCGCGTGATATAATGCCACC